TTAATACATCGTCTGCCGCAACAGTTGATATTGCTGATAAATCTCCAACTGCAATAGAATTAAAATTTGTACCATCGGCTACTAAGACATTGCCTGCTGTGTTAGTACCCATGGTAATATCATCACCAGATACAGTTAAATCTCCAGTAACTGTTAAGTTACGACCTACAGTCGCATCATTATTAGCATCTTCAAATATTAATTTACTTGCAGGGATTGTACAGAAAACATCTTTTGTGCCTGCTGCAAAATCAACAGCACTATCACTATTAGAAGAAGATATTACAGTTGTACGTGTAAGATCAGAACTATCACCATCTAGTGTACCAAGACCTACTTCAAATTCTGCGGCTGTTTGATGAACAATAGCATAATACGTTGTATTACTATTGCCTACACCAGCAGCAAAAGTTTCAAAACCAGTTACTGCACCAGCAAGAGAAACAGCTCCTGTTCCTGTGGTTGTTGTAGTTTCTTTTACACGATCATTGATGACTAATGCCATTTAATCTCCTAGGCTAATCTTAGTATTGCGTCACTCGCATCTGCTGTTGGAAACTGAATAGTAAATGTTCCACTAGTAGATGTCTTGTCTCCACCAAAATCTAATACAGCTACAGCTTTGTTTGAATCTGTACTGTTAAAGATTAATGCGCCTCTTGCAGTGATAGTTGCTGATGTAAAAGATATATCAGCGAAATCACAAAGTGCAGTAGTACCACTTGTTGTTGGAGTTACGCTTGTAAGCGTTCCGCCTGTTGCTGTGTATGTTCCAGAGTTTGATACCTCGTTAGAACTTGAATAAGCAGTTGTGGTTGCGTCTAGTGAAGCTGAGCTTGTATAAAGTGCTATTTTAAAAGTATCACCGGTAGTAGCTGTAAAATTATGCGTACCTACTAGCAATTCTTGTTTAAAACTTGTGCATACAGCTTGAGTTATTGCCATGTTTTATCCTCCTATGGGTTCTGTGATTGCAAAGGAGTTCTTAACGCCCCGTGCATGTACTCATCTCTTCGGTGTCTTCCTTGCTGTTCTATAACTAGCTCTTGAAGGGCACGTTGATATGATTGTTCATATAATTGCAGCATTTCCGCTGGTCCCTTCAAAAATTTGAAGGCTTCTGCAAGACATCCATAAAGCAATAGTGCCGGAGCATTATTACCCAACCAAGAGGTTGTATTGGAACTAGATAGTCTTGTTGGTAATCTAGTAATTCCTAACTCAACGTTATAAGCTAAATCTGGAGTAGGTGCAACATAAATTGTGTTGTGATCCCACCATGCCCAATAACGAGGAGTTCCCGTTGCTGTTCGATCTGGCCAATATTCGTTCATATAACTAATATCGCGTTGTTCTAAAAATGACCTCGTTGTAGCACTAGGAGAAAATATCTGCATTGTTCTAATAGTACCAAGAGATTCTGGTGTAGGTGTCGTTCCACCCGGTAGTGATAAGAAAGCATTACTTGCTACAAGGTTTGCTGTTTGATGAGATTTAAATACATCTAAATCTACATCTCTAAATATCCTGTTTTCTGCGTGTTCAATAAAATCATTTGTTCTTGTAGATGTTAGGACGTCTGTACTAACTTCTGTGTAGTCTAATATTTGTTGTGTTAATTCTGCGTAGGTAACGGCCATTATGATGTACTCACTGATACTGTACCAATAGATGATACAACTGTAGGTTGTTTTTTGTCTGTTGCTGGTTGCATAGAATCATTATAATCAAAAAATCCTGCACCGCCAACAAACACTATTAAAGGCTCCACGCGCGCGGGACGTGCATCTTGTAAACTTTGTGCATCAGCCGCGTGTTTTTGTCTTTCCAATTGTGGGTGTTTGGTTTCAAACTCAGACTTGTGAACTAAAGAACCATTCCATTCTTTGACCATTTCTTTGTAAGGAAACTCCATACCACTACGATCAGATATTGCTTTCGCATATTTACCCGAAGCATGTGCCATTAGATATACCCTCTCTCTGGTGTAGCAAAGAAACTAGAACGTGGTCTATCTTCTTCTGAAGCACGTTGCCACTCTTCTTCATATAATTGTTTTAGTAGAGGTGTTCTCTCTGGTGCTTTTTTTACTGACATATAATAAGCAAGGCCAGAAGACAAACAAGGTATAAATCTTGTTGGCACTTCTAGTTGATCATTATAATCACCAGCATCCTGTATTTTAGTTAGACCATAATATTTAAATGTGTGTGCACCATCTGGTGTTGGATATAAATATAATGTTGGAGTTGAAGCTCCTCTCTCTAAAAAATATTGTACAGGTGTACCCTCTGTTGTTTTTTTAGAAATATTTAAATACTCCGCACGACTAATACGATCAACTTCTATATCTGTTGTTGTATCACTAGTTGTAAATAAAACAGCTTCTAGTATATCGACTAGATCTGAATCTAGAGCATAACTAGTTGTACTGCCGGTTAGTGTTTTTGTACGAAGCTCAACAGTCCACAAATTAATACCTCTGTTAGCCCACTCAGCTAACATAATATTAAGTGAACGTCTTGCACTTTTTAAATCGTAACCAGATCTAGAATTTATACCACATCTTTCAAATGCTTCTTCTATGAGCTGATCTACATCTAAATCAAAAGTATTAGTTCCGGACGTTGCCATTATCTACCTACTTTTCGCATTGCCTTGTTATGAGCTTGTTTAAAAGTTTTACCTTTTTTCATATTTTTTTTCATAGAAGCCATATGCTTTTTTGTATGTTGTTTAGAATGCTTTTTTAAAGCTTTCTTTCCACCTTTTGATATTTGTTGTGGCATCGAAGACCTACTAATCATTATTAATAGATTTTTTGGAATTCTGCAATAACTGTGTACATATTACCAGAATCCGCGGCACCCGGTACAACAAGGTTAACATCACTTTGATTACTATTACTAGATTTATCTGCTGGTATTCCACCAAATTCTCTAAAGTCCCAATAACCTGCTCCTGTTAAACCAATAATAGGAATATCTCCATCTGAATCTTCTTCATCTAAACGTGCATAAGAGTCTCCTCCATCGCCACCTTGACAAGAATACCAAACTCTAAGTAATCCTAAATGTGCTACAGCGGTTCCATCTGATCTAGCAGCTAACGCTGATACATCGCCAAAAACTGTTGTTGCTCCTGTTCCGTCTGATTGATTGACTATTTTGATTACGACGCGATTGTCATTTTGTTGTAGGATAGTCGGTCCTGTAACTGTATCTGCCATGTTCCCTCCTTAATTAAGAACTGTGGGGCCGAAGCCCCACTTATTTATTTATTTTATTCGTATACGTTTCTACTGCAACATACGTAGTGACAGTTAACTGCTTCCGCAGCGGCTGCACCAGCTTCAATACCAACATATGGAATTAAATCAATATCGTCAGTTAAAGCAGTAGATGGAGTAGTACCTGTTGTTACCGCTGTACCACCAGTTGAACCAGAAGTAGTTGTAACATTATATTGTACACCATTTACAAAAATTGATGCTTTTCTATCTGAATCAATTGTAATTTTTAAGTGATAAGGTGTGTTTGCTGCAACAGTGATAGGTAATTGACTTATGTAGTCAGTACCACCAATGCTGTGAACAAAGTGCCATTTAGTAAAATCAGTAAATGCTTCTGAGTTAGTAGCATCAGTTTGAAATTTAAAATATATTTGGTCATCATCAGTTGCAACTAATTGATCATTAGTTAGTTTTAATCCTGCCCAAACTTTTTGGTTATCAATTGCTGGTAGCATAATTGATGTTTCAAAATGAGTTTCATTTTCTGTTCCCCATTTAGTTCCTGCCCATGCTGTTGCCGCAGTATCTAAGTGTGGTGTTAAAATTGCTTGGTCTTGATCTGCACCTGCTGTTGTTGCTAGAACTCCTGCTGAAGTTGAAGCAAATGTAACTAATGCAGTAGTTACGTTAGTTCCAAGTGCTTCCCAGTTTCTATTTAAAGCACGTTGTACTTCTACTGTTGATACTTGGTCAATGTTTGCATTAAGACCCGGTCTTTGTAAAAACCATTCGTCAAAATAAACTCTTCTAGCATCCTGTATAGGAGTACCAAGAGTTCTATCTGATATTAAACCAGATGTAGTGTTTTTGCTAATTAGCTTCATCCCGTTTTCTGATCGAATAGGACCGCTAAAAGTTGAGTTAGCCATTTTTACCTCGTAAGTAAAGTTATATTGTCTCTACGAGCGTCTGCTAGGGCAGTCAATATAACAAATTATCCTAGTTGCCTTGTGGGGGTATGAATCCCCCACAAGTTAAGAGTAATTATGCTCCCGGTGAACCAAAGATACCTCTAAAGTCAGAGAACCCGAATGAGTATCTCTCTCTAGATTTGTATCTAACGTTTCCAGTTTCAAAATCGCCTTCCATCTTAGTGGAAATTGGCGCTCTTTGGAAGTGTTTTAATCCGTTAGGCGCATCAGTTTTAATGAAAAATGCATCAGTATCAGTTAAGTAGTTATTCACTACATAACCTTGAGGAATCATCCCCATGCTACCAATAGCATTGATATCATTATCAGCCGTACCAACTCTTTGACCAGACTTCATTAGTCTTTCAGCAGTGAATTGAAGATTTACTGGAATAATCATTTTCGTACCGTTGAGAGCGATTTT